TTAGCAGGCTATCATATCAGAATTATCTTTGTGTTTTTCGACAACTTTCTTAACACTTGATTCGTGCCAAAATACCTCTTTGTCACTTACCTTGATAGGTTGAGGAATTTCACCATTCTTAATCATGCGATAGAATTTAGTGCGGCCAATAGACATTAGCATCATAAACTCTTTAGCACGTACACGACGATCAATTTCCATTCACCCCTCCATTTCATTAAACTTCTTAACGATTGCTTTTTTGGCCTTCATCAAAAAGTACTCACGTTCATCTTCTTCAAAACACCCATCGCCTTGTGGGAGAGAAATTGTGGAGAAAACGGAAGTCTTTGGGACTATAAGCCAAAATAAAGCACCCCTAGGGTGCTTTTTGTTTTTTGGAATTTTCCCAAACCCAAAAACTAGACCCGATGGTAATACATCGGGTTTTTTATTGCCCGAGGAAAAGCTATGGCAACAAGAGAAAACTTTGAAAAGCTCCTGAAAGCACCAAACGTGCAGAAAATGCTTAACTTGATTGCTAATGCAGAGGGGGTTAAGCATGGCTATAACACTCTTTTTGGGAATGAACGTGTAAATGATTTGTCTTGGCATCCGGGCGTAAAAAAAGGTTTTACCCAAACAGATGGTAAGAAAAATGCAACCACTGCTGCTGGCCGATATCAATTCCTAGAAGATACTTGGAATGGGGTTGCGAAGCAGCTTGGTTTGAAAGACTTCTCTCCTAAAAATCAAGATATTGCAGCAGTAGCATTACTTGCACAAAATGGCGCTTTACCATCAGTTTTGAAGGGAGACTTTAAAACTGCTGTTCAAAAATCTGGAAGTACTTGGGCTTCATTGCCTTCGTCTCCTTATGCGCAACCAAAAAAGTCTTGGGCCGAGGTTGATAAAATGGTTGGTCAAAACACTTATCAACGCGTCAAAGCGCAAATGCAAGACCAACAAGCTCCAACAATTGCCAAAGTTTATGATGCATATAAATCAGGAAAACTTAATGCACAACAGAAAAAGGACTTTGAGGATGATGTGCGTGGAGGGAAGATTATGCTTCCAGAAGGCGCGCAGCTTACAGGTAGAGTAAAACCACCTCCTGTTGTGTTGCCGCAAGCCTTATCAGATGCTTACGTCTCTGGTCGTCTAAATTCTCAACAAAGAGCAGATCTAGAAGCAGATATAAAGGCAAGGAAAGTAAAACTCCCTGTAGCATCTCGTAATCAGTCAAATCTGCCAGACTTCGATCAAGGTGGAACTATTGTTCAAGAACCAATAGAGCAAGGAATTGTGGCGCCACCTGCACCTGAGCCAACATTAGGACAACGTGCATTAGGTGTTGGTGAAACTGCTTTATCAGCTGCCACAGGTGCTACAGGCGGAACACTTGGGATGCTTGGTGGAACCATTAGTCAAGCTGGTCGTGAAATCCTTTCAGGTAATTTCGGCACACCAGAGGCTGCTCAGCGTATTTCACAAAATGCAGCTGAAGGTGCAGCAAATCTAACATATGCGCCACGTACTCAAGCAGGTCAAGAATACACTCAAGCTTTAGGTGAAATTTCAGAACCATTAGTCGCTTTAACACCAGCATTAGGAGAGCTGGCACTAGCAGGACAAGGTGCACGCGGTGTTGCTCCAGTTGCACAAGGGCAAGCTATTCGAACCGCTCAAGCGGTTGCACCAGTAGTAGAACGTGCAGGACAAATGGCTGCAAGGCCAGTTCGAGCAGTTACAGATGCAACTCGTTCAGGCATTCAGCGTATGGGCGAAATGGTTGGATTAAGAGCGCCAGATACAGGAGGGCCAGCACCTGCCAATGTGGGCGCAGCACAGGTAGATCAGGCAACTATTCGTCAAGCTTTGTCTCAAGATCTACCTTATCCAGTTCAGTTGACAGAAGGGCAGATGACCCGTGATCCTGCACAACTCAAGTTTGAAGTTGAAACGGCTAAAGATGCTGAATTAGGCGCTCCGCTTCGTCAACGTCAAGAAGAACAGCATCAAGTTATGCAACATAACTTAGATGCATTTATTGATATGACTGGCGCTCAGGCAACTAATATGCGTGAAGCTGGCTTATCAGTAGATAAAGCTCTTCAAAAGCAGTTACAGGCTGATAAAAACCGCGTTCGCGTAGCTTATGCGAAAGCAGATAAATCAGAAGAAGCGCAGATCCCAGTAGATTTAACCCAACCTGTAAAAGTTGGTGAAAATGATCCAATGTCAGTAATTGATTATCTTAATTCACAGCCAGATTTACCAACTACACCAATTTTAACAAGTGCTAAACGTACTGCTGAATCTCTAGGAATTGCGAGACGTGGAGAAAATGGCGAACTAATTCCAAATAATCCGACCATTAAGCAAATGGAGAAGTGGCGACAGGAGATTAACGCCAACACTAATCAAGAAGCGCCAAACATTCGTCAGTCAGCAATTCTAAAAGACATGATTGACCAACATGTTGAGCCAGTTGTAGGCAACCTTTATAAAGCGGCACGGAATGAACGTAAGCGAATGGCTGACCATTGGGAAAATCGCACCATCATTAAAGATTTAACTACGAATAGGACTGGTACAGATGACCGTCGTGTTGCACTGGAAGATATTCAGAAACGCATTATTCATGATGGTTCGCTTGACGATCTTAGGATTGCTAAACGAACTCTTCTAACTTCTGGGGAGGAAGGTAAGCAAGCCTGGCGTGACATACAAGGGCAAACGCTTCAAGAAATCAAGAAAGCTGCTACTGCGGGCGTTGCACCTGATGGACAGGGCAATCAAATGGTAAGTGCCGCAGCTTTAAATAAAGCGATTAAGCGCTTAGATGATGCAGGGAAACTTGATTATATCTTTGGTCCACAAGGTGCAGAAAAGCTTCGGGCAATTAACGAAATATCTAAAACGTTATTTACTACGCCAACATCTGCTGCAATTAATCATAGCAATACTGCTGCAACACTAGCTGCAGCAATGGATATTGCCATGTCTGGCCTGTCTGGATTCCCTGCGCCCGTTGCTACAGCATTGCGACTAGCCACTAAACATATTAAGGACAATAAGGTCAGAGCTCGTGTCATGAAAGCTCTAAATCCATCCCGTCCAAATTCATAACCTAAACAAATAACTGAACCCCGCTAAATGTGGGGTTTTTCTTTTCCAGATTGAAAAAAAGAACTCAAGAATCGGAGTAGATTGATGAGTAGCAAAATTCAAACCCCATACCCATTGTTCTCTGATATCGATGGGCATCCTTTAGACGCTGGCTACATTTATATAGGTGAAGCTGGTAAAAATCCTGAAGTTTACCCGATTCCTGTGTTTTGGGATGAAGATTTAAGTATTCCAGCTGCTCAACCTATTCGTACAAGAAATGGATACTTATCATATTATGGCCGAGCAGGGAAACTATATGTGTCTGGTGAACGCTGCTCAATAACTGTTCGAAATAAGCGTGGCAAGATTATCTATACTGATCTATATGCAGACCTTGCTTTTACTCAAAGTAATTTCTCAGAAAAGATTCGTAATTTCACAATCAATGTCGAGACTGTTGCAGACTTACTTGATTTAGAAAAATGGAATGGTCGAACAGCCTATGTTAAAGGTTATCATAAACCCGAAAACTTAGCTTTAGCACAACCTTTCAAAGGTGGCGGAACACGCATATATAACGACAGCAGAAAAAACGAAAACGATGGCTTTCTATGTATAAATGGATGGGTTTTGCAGGTTGAAAACAACACCGTAACACCAGAACAAGCGGGGTGCTACGGAGACAATACTCACGATGATTATTTACAACTGCAAAAAGTCTTTAAATCTGGGATAAAAGTTGAATGTGATGCTTTTGCGAATTACAGAATTAGTAAGCCAGTTGAGCTGTTCACAGGTCAAAAAATCAAAGGAAATGGCGCAAAGATCACGAAATATTCATCGAGTACAACAGGAATAACAGGACGCACAGATCCTGCGGGTAATCCGTACAATTACGACCAAGACTGTGCGGTTGTGTTTGCAGCTGGGTATGGTTGGTACAGCTACATTGACATTGAAAATATTACGATTATCAAAGAACAAGTTGCGGGCGAAGATGTCGGAAAAGTATTTTTTGCGCCCTATATCAGCATGTCAACACTAAAAAACGTGGTAGCGAAAGGTGGTGAATACGGATTTTATGGTGAAGATTTATGGATGATTAATTGGATACGATGTGAAGCGTACTCTAAATGTGGTTTTTATATCGGAACTGGTACATCAAATACCCTAAATACATGTTGGTCTAAAGAAACTAAAGCGGGTTACTCAGCATTCCGACTTCACAACTTAACTTATTCATCTTTAATCAATTGTTGTGCGGAGCATATTGGTGAAGAAGGTGCACCTGCTGACGCTGCATATCACATCACTAGTTCAGACTTAACTATGACAGGTTGTGGTATTGAGGGTATTCACGCGTATAATTTAGTGCGTATTGGGTACTCTTGGGTTACTATTGATAATCCTAGTTTCATATATGGTATTAACAATAAATATCGTCATGAAACATACACAGGTTTAATCGATATAGATAATTCAGATAGTGTTGTAACTTTACGTGGTGGTCGAATTGCCAACATAAACTCAGGTGTGTTTGCCGATGCGGTGCGGGTTAATGGCGGTACATTTAACTACGAAAGTCCACTTTGGGTTGGGGTTGGTTTTCCTGACGACACCTCTGATTTTAAAGTTAGAGTTTCAAATTGGGCAGCCATTTTAGATTTAAGCAGTTTCACTGGTCGTAAATACACATACAATGGCCGTGCTCAAACATGGATTAATAAAACTCCGACGCAGTTCAATGGCGGCATTATGTTGAACGATCTGGGTGCAATGAATTTAAAAGATATCCGAAAGCATGCATATTTTGGTTCACAAGGTTCGGGTGCGAGCGGAAGTATTGCTAATGGTTACCCTGTGGATGGTTTTGGTGGTGTAGTATTAAATTTTGCATCGGGTGATGACGGTATTTACACAAATGCAGTTCAATTAGCTCTACCGATTAACAACAACACTCCCGCATTTCGACGGGCAGGATGGTCTGAAAACTTTTCAAATTGGTACAATTTTTTGACATCAGGGAATACAACCAAAGATGCAAATGGGTTCATCAAAGGTGCGTCTCCAATTGTAAGTTTATTTTCAGACAAAATTGAGCTTAATGATGAGGCAGATCAACAGCCGATCACTTTTGAAAAATCAGGAATCGGCGATTATCTCGTCAAAGGCTCACTAGGTTTTGCGCAAGAAGGTTGGTATATCGAAACCCCGAAAGATGCAAACGGTAATGTCCTAGTCGCTGTGGTTTATGAACAACTGAGCAATAACGATATTTCTGTTAAGACGTACGCGAAAAAGTTTGATGAAGAAACGGGTGATGTTGTCCCGAATTTATCGAAACCACGCGATATCCCTGAAAGCCGATGGATTACTCTTCGTTTGCAAGAGTTGGCCAAGCCTGAGCAAGAAATTGAACCAGTGAATTAATACACAACAAACTATCACAAGCCCTAGCTTTAAATAAGTTAGGGCTTTTTTATTGCCGAAATAATCTGGAGATATAAATGGAACCAGTTTCCACAAGTGGCTTTGCTGCGATTTTAAAGTTTTATGGGGTGGCAATCATGGTGACTTTAGCAGTTGCTTTGGTTGCAGCAGTTGTCTTGATGACCCGCATGCCACGCTCACCACAAGAGTGGGCAGTTGGTTTGATATGTACGGTTGTGTCAAGTCTAGCGGGTGGTTCACTAATTATTATGAAGTTTAGTTTACATGCTTGGGCAACTGACACGTGGGGATGGTTCGCCATAGGCGGACTTTTCTTTGTCTGCGGCTTGCCGGGCTGGGCTTTGATCAGGTGGGTTTTTAATTTTATTGATAAACAAGAAGGCAAGACCATTGTCGAAGTGATCAAAGAAATTAAAAAGTCCAAAAATGATATTACAGGTGGCTAATCATGAATATCGAACAATATCTTGATGAGTTAATTAAGCGTGAAGGTGGATATGTAAATAATCCTGCTGATCGCGGTGGTGCAACAAAATATGGAATTACCGAAGCGGTTGCACGTGCAAATGGTTTTAAAGGCAACATGAGAGATTTACCACTAGAAACTGCAAAGGCAATTTATAAAAAGCAATATTGGTTATCACCACGTTTCGACCAAATAAATGTTATTAGTCCAGTCGTGGCCGAAGAACTATTAGATACTGGTGTGAACTGTGGTACTGGATTCGCAAAGCCTCTATTGCAACGTGCATTAAACTTGCTAAACAATCAGGGTAAAGCAGGCTGGTCTGATTTATCAGTAGATGGGGTTTATGGTCCAGCTACTTTAAATGCACTTAAAACATTTTTAGCCAAGCGGGGCAAAGAAGGTGAAAAGGTATTAGTCCGTGTCCTTAATATCATGCAAGGTCAGCGCTATATCGAAATCTGTGAACGCAATCCCAAGCAAGAGCAATTCTTTTATGGCTGGATCAATAACCGGATCGCATAAAGTCGTTATGTGCAAACGTACCAAAGTTGCATCGATCATCACATTGCTGTGCTTAATCTTCTCAGGTTGCACAGCTCACACAATTAATAGTAATGTGAATGTCTCGATTTGTGTAAGGGCTTTGTGATGTCGCAAGTCATGATCATGGTTTCGGAAGCGGGCAGGATGGAAAATACTTGCAATCTACCCGCTGATTTAGATAAGAACGGGATTGTTCTTAAAATCTATGACTATTCATTAAAAGAGTTGCCAATTAATTTAGATGGCACTGTGTCTTACAATGGCAAAAGATGGACCTTTGATAAGAAGCAAAGTTT